AAAAGGTTGCAATACTACATATAAACAGCCAGAAATGGTTGCAGTGCCTAATACAGCTGGCTATCCTGAAAAGGATGTTAAGACTGAAGGTGTAGTAACACGTGGTAATGGCGCAGCAACAAAAGGTACAAAAGCACGCGGCCCAATGGCATAAGGATAAAGAATGACTTACGCAGAATTAGTAGCAGCAATTAATGCATATAGTGAGAACTCGTTTACTACGACAGATGTTAATACATTTATCGAACAAGCTGAACAACGTATATATAATACTGTTCAGTTACCTGATTTACGTCGTAATCAAACAGGAAACACTACATCAGGTAATAAGTATTTAACAACTCCTAGTGATTGGTTATCTACATATAGTTTAGCTATTATTGATGCTAACAATGAATATACTTATTTGTTAAATAAAGATGTTAACTTTATTAGAGAATCATTCCCTGATACAGACTCCGCTTTTTATGGAAAGCCAGAATACTATGCAATATTTGATGATAACACTTTTATATTGGGTCCTACACCCGATCAGAACTATACTGTTGAGCTTCATTATTTTTATTATCCTACCTCTATTGTTACTGCTGGCAACACTTGGCTGGGTGATAACTTTGACACTGCTTTATTCTATGGAAGTTTGTTGGAAGCGGCTACGTTTTTAAAAGCTGAACCAGATGAAGTACAAAATTATACTCAAAGGTATACAGAGGCATTATCTATGTTGAAACAACTAGGTGATGGTAAAGATAGACGAGATGCCTACCGAAGTGGGCAAGTAAGGTATCCAGTACAATGATTGATAATCAAGGAAATATATTAGAAGGTGATGTAGCAGTATTAACGACGGAAGGTCGTGGCTTTACACCTGATGAAATTGCAGATCGTGCGTTAGCTAAAATTATGTATGTGAGTAAAGATGCTAACCCATTAATACGAGATCAAGCAGAAGCATTTAAGGAAAGCATTAGAGAAACCCTAGTGTTCTACTTAAAACAAGCGGTACAATCCGACCGCACTACATTGGCGAATAGATTGCGAGAAGCAGGACATTCAGATTTAATTAAAATTTTGGAGAATTAATATGGCGATATCACAAGCTATGGCAACGAGCTTTAAAGTAGACTTGCTGAATGGTATCCATGCTTTTGGTACAACAGTAACTCGTGGTGCTACAACGGCGGATCCATTTAAAATTGCGTTGTATACATCATCGGCAACATTAGATGCGACAACCACAGCATATTCAGCGACTAACGAAGTTTCAGGTACAGGCTACTCAGCAGGCGGTAATACGCTAACTGTGTCACAAACACCAACCTCAACTTCAACTACAGCATGGTTAGACTTTGCAGACACAACATGGTCATCTGCAACAATCACTGCAAACGGCGCGTTGATTTATAATGATACTCAATCAGATAAAGCTGTAGCAGTATTAGCATTCGGTGGAGATAAGACATCAACTAATGGGGACTTCACAATTGTGTTCCCAACAGCTGATTCATCTAACGCTATTATACGTATAGCCTAACTTAGGAGGCTAAAATGGCTCTTGTTGTAAAAGATAGAGTAAAAGAGACAACCACTACGACTGGTACTGGAACCATTACGCTAGCTGGAGCCGTTGTTGATTATCAGTCTTTTGCTGCTATAGGCGATGGTAATGCTACATATTACACTATTGCTTTAACAGGAGGAGATGAGTGGGAAGTTGGTATAGGTACTTATACAGCCTCAGGAACAACTTTATCTCGAGATACTATATTAGCTTCTTCTAATTCAGGAAGCGCAGTTAATTTTAGTGCAGGGGATAAAGATGTATTCTGTGTTTATCCTGCTGGTAGATCAGTCTATCAAGGCTCTGGACAAGTTAATACAGAAATAGTTGTATCTGTACCTCATATAGAAGCAACAAATGGAATAATTGCACATAATGCAACAATAACATCAGATTATACCTCGCCTGCTGGACATAATATATTGTCAGTAGGACCAGTTACTGTTGACCCAGGAGTCACAGTTACAGTTGCGTCAGGACAACGATGGTTGGTATTGTAAATGTTATTTTCCGAAAGTCCTTATTCTAGTACCCCGTTCTCGTCACTAGGGGGCGGTGCAATAGAAGTATCTGTTACTGGCGTAGTAGGTACTACACAGTTAGGTACAGAAGAAGTAGTTGCTAAAGCCGTAGTAAATGTAACGGGCGTATTTGCAACAGGACAAGTAGGCGATGTAGAAATACAAGCAGCTGCAATAATAGACGTAACTGGAGTTGAAGCTACAGGACAAGTCGGAAACGCAGTAGTAACCGCAGACGCGAATGTAGATGTAACAGGATTAGAAGGTACTACACAGTTAGGTACCGCGACAGTAGAAGCTGGAGCAAGTACAGACGTTACAGGTGTAGAAGCAACAGGCGAAACAGGCAGTGTTGATATTACTGCTGATGCTAATGTAAGTGTTACTGGAGTTGAAGCTACAGGACAACTAGGCACTGCAACAATAGAAGCAGATGCTAATGTAAGTGTTACTGGGGTTGAAGGCACAACTCAACTAGGTACAGCAACAGTAGAAGCTGGAGCTGATGTAAATGTAACAGGTAACGAAGCTACAGGTGAAACAGGCACTGTTGAAATAAGTGGTGCCGCAGTTATAGATATTACCGGAGTAGTAGGTACTACTCAACTTGGTGAAGAAACTGTAGAAGCCGATGCAAACGTAGTTATTACTGGAGTATTTGGTACAACTCAACTAGGTAATGTTGAGACTACTAGCGATGCAAATGTAAATGTTACTGGAGTAGTAGGTACTACTCAACTTGGTACTGCTACTGTAGAAGCTAAGGCAAATGTAGTAGTAACAGGAGTATTTGGTACTGGACAAGTTGGTACTGTAGAAGTAAATGCAGATGCAGATGTCTTTGTTACTGGGGTAAGTGCTACTGCTCTTACTAACGTAGTATTAGTTTGGAGTGATATAGATGATAACCAAACTCCAGGCTGGGCAGATATAAATGATTCACAAACTAATAGTTGGTCGAATGTAGTTGATACTCAATCGCCTAACTGGATGGAGATAGCAGCATGATAAAAATAGATGCAAAGAAAAAAGAAGATGGTCAAATAGAATGTACTTATGAAGTAGAACTAGAATGTTCTCATTGTGGTATGACCGTTGATGCAGAAGAATATGAATCAGGAACTTGTAATGATTGTGGTGAAGATTGGCAAGAAAAACGTCACACAGCTATACATGTAACAAGTATTCCAATGCAAGGTCAATCGAGTTAAAATAACATAAATTCAAGGATTTATTATGGCAAGTACGTATTCAGATTTAAAAATAGAACTTATAGGTACAGGTGAACAATCTGGTACTTGGGGTACAACTACAAACACTAACTTAGGAACAGCGATTGAAGAGGCCATTACAGGGTCTGCAGATGTTAGCTTTTCTGGTTCCGACGTTACTTTAACTCTTACTGATACTAATACAACTCAAGCAGCGAGAAATTTAAGACTGAATTTAACAGGTACTTCAAGTGGTGCTCGCGTATTAACTGTCCCTGCTATTGAAAAAGTCTATATTGTTAATAATGGTTTAGCTGATGCAGTTACTGTTACAGCTTCTGGAGGTACAGGTATTGCAGTTCCAGCTGGTAAAACCATGTATTTATATATTGATGGTACTAATACTGTTAATACTATTACTCATCTTTCTTCCTTAACCCTTGCTACAGACTTAGCCGTAGCTGACGGAGGTACAGGAGCTTCTGACGCAGGTACAGCTAGAACTAATTTAGGACTAGGTACAATCTCAACACAAGCTGCATCAGGTGTAGCTATAACAGGCGGGTCAGTTACTGGGATTACAGACTTAGCTATTGCTGATGGTGGTACAGGAGCTTCTACTGCACCTAATGCTAGAACTAACTTAGGACTCGCTATTGGAACTGATGTTCAAGCTTGGGATGCTAACTTAGATCAAGTCGCGGCTCTTGCTGTTACAGATGGTAACTTTATTGTGGGTAATGGTTCAGCTTGGGTAGCTGAGTCAGGTGCTACGGCAAGAACAAGTTTAGGTTTAGGTACATTAGCAACTTTAAACGAGGTCAACGCTGCAACAATAGCAGATAACTCAGTTGGTGCCGATGAATTAAATGTCAGTGGTGATGGAACATCAGGACAAGTGTTGACTTCAGATGGTGATGGTACATTTACTTGGGCAGACCAAGATACAGGTATTACAACTACATCATTAACTGCTAATTATTATGGTGTAAGACATTTTGTAAGATATGATGGTTCTGCTAATATTTCAGCAAGTCAGGGTGTTTCATCTGTATCTAATACTGGTGCAGGAACTTTTGATGTTAATTTAAGCACAACAGCACCATCTACTTATACAGTTGTTTCAACACCAGAACAAGGAGCAGATTGGACTGCTGGTTGTAGTGCAACGACGACTACAAAATTCTCTGTTATTATGAGAAATGGTGGTAATGTTCAAATTAATGTTGGTTCTCACAATATTGCAATTTATTAAGGAAAATTATGGCAAAAATAGTGTTATATGAAAATGATGGAGGGGTAGCATTTGTTATTCCTAGTGGTGAATTAGCTATTGAAGAAGTGGCAAAAAAAGATGTACCAGCAGGTAAACAATACTGGATTGTAGAAGATTCAGTATTACCTCAAGATAGAGAATTTAGAGATGCTTGGGAGTTAGATACTAACGCATTAGGTGAAGCACATGGAACAGCAATTGGAGCAGATGCTTGGTTTGCAGGACAGGAGCAAAATAATGATTAATATTAATGTAAATAAAGCACGAGATATAAAAAAAGAAACATTACGCAGAGATCGTAAAGATAAACTTGAAGCATTAGATGCAGAATATATGAAAGCATTAGAGCAAGGTGATGACACTTCTGCTATTGTTGCTAAAAAACAGCAATTAAGAGATGCTCCAAATAATCTAGATAGCTTAACAACAGTAGAACAATTAAAAGCAGCATCATTACCAGACGTAGGAGTCTAATTAATGACAAGTAAAATAAATGCAATCACGACCGGAGCTGGTGGTATAGAAGTTACTGGAGATTCTAGTGGTGAAATAGAATTTCAAGCAGATGGTTCTACCATTGCAACTATTACAGCAAGTGGTTTAGATGTCGCATCAGGTTTAACATTTGGTTCACCTATTGATATTGCATCAGGTGGAACAGGACAAACTACTGCAAGTGGTGCAAGAACTGCGTTAGGTTTAGCAATAGGAACAGATGTTCAAGCCTATGATGCTGATACTGCGAAGTATGATGATGCAACAGCTAATTTCACAGGTACTCTACAGAACGGGGGTAGTAATGTTGTAGTTGATACAGATATAGGTTCTACTGTTCAAGCCTATGATGCAGATACTGCAAAGTATGATGACACTACTGCAAATTTTACTGGCACACTACAAAATGGAGGGGTAAATGTATTAAATGCAAATTCTACATTATCATCTTCTAATTTAAGTGGTGCATTACCTGCAATAGATGGTTCTGCATTAACAGGAATATCTGTAACACCTACTGCAGTATCAGATCAAGCAAATACATCTACAGGTTATTTTGATTTACCAGCAGGAACTACAGCACAAAGACCTGGAAGCCCAGGCTCTGGTATGGTTAGATTTAATACAGATACAGGTGAACCTGAATGGTATGATTCATCATCTTCAGAATGGGTAAACTTTCAAGATGGCAAACCATACTCTGCTGAATATGTTATTGTTGCAGGTGGCGGTGGCGGAGCAGGTAATCGTGGTGGCGGAGGTGGTGCTGGTGGTATGATTACAGGAACATCATATATTACCCCATCAACATCATATACAATAACTGTAGGTGCAGGTGGTACAGGAACGAATCAAACTGTTTGGGGTAATAATGGTAATAACTCTTCTGCACTAGGATTAACTGCGA